AATCAAGGTCTTGGTGGACTCAATGTTAACCAGAACCGCTACTATCGTAGAGTTGCTGTTAAGAACCTCATGTGATCAATTTCACATAAATCATCAGGGACCCATATGGGTCCCTTTTTTTATCTAAATATTTAAAAAATACCATGACAGCTGGACAACCAGAGAATAGAAACTTTCTTTCTCCAACAGGATTTAAATTTACTATAAAAAGAGCTCCTAAAGTCTCTTTTTTCTGCAATGAAGCGAATATACCTGATTTAAATCTTGGGGTTGCATCACAATCAACTTACCTCAAAGATATTGATATTCCTGGCGATAAATTAGTTTTTGGTGATTTAAATTTAAGATTTTTAGTAGATGAAAATCTTGAAAATTATATGGAAATTCAAAACTGGATAAGAGGTCTTGGCTATCCAGAAAGTTTGCAGCAAATTTATGATTTTCAACAAACAGGATATGTCAATCCTAGAATAGAAGCACAAAGACAACTTGGATTATATTCAGACGGAACTCTTCAGGTTTTGACAAGTTCATCAATACCAAATTTTCAAATTTCTTTTAAAGATCTTTTTCCATATTCACTTGGAACTTTATCTTTTGATGCTACTCAAACTGATATTCAATACTTTACAGCAGACGTAAGTTTCAAGTATACTATTTACAATATAGTAGATCTTAGTGGAAATCCCCTATGAGTTTAGACCTTGATATGATTCAAAAAATGTGGGAACATGATTCCAAGATTGATATGGACAACCTCCACACAGAGTCCACAAATATTCCCGTTCTTCATTCAAAGTATTTTGAATTATACAATACGATCTTTCTCTTACGCAAAAAAGCAGAGCAACAGAAAAGAAATATCAGACATGAAAGATATGAATATTACTCTGGCAAATCCGATCCGGAAGTATATGTAGAACATCCCTTTCCGAAGAAAATCCGCGATAAGGACACTATGCAAAAATATCTTGATGCTGACGAAAAACTTTCAACGGTATGCCTAAAAATTGACTACTACGATACAATGCTCGTTTATATTGAAAGTATTTTAAAGATGATTCAAAATAGAACGTATCAAATTAAAAATGCAATCGAATTCATGAGATTTAACGCTGGATTAGGATAAATAAATACTCATAGCAATTGTAATGCTATGAGTGATGTAATTATTGAAAAAAAGAATGAGGTTTATGTAAAGTTAAACTGCGAATCTCATATCTTATACGAACTTCAACCCTATTTTACATTTGAGGTTGAGTCTGCAAAATTCATGTCCCAATATAGAAGCAAACATTGGGATGGAAAAATTCGTCTATTAAGCACCCACACAGGTGAAATCTATGCGGGATTACTTGACAAAGTAATCGATAAATTAACTTTGCATAATTACACCTATGAATTCAAAGAAAACAAATTCTATGGTCTTCCTTTTGAAGTTAATGAAGGAATTTCATATGAAGGCGTAAAAGATTATATGAAGTCTATTTGTTCTCATTCTCCACGGGAGTATCAAATAGAGGGAGTATACGATGCTCTAAAACATAATAGAAAATTATTGATATCACCCACAGCCTCAGGTAAATCCTTAATGATTTACTCCCTCGTAAGGTATTATGTAGATAAAGGACAAAAAATTCTTTTAGTTGTTCCAACGACATCTCTTGTAGAGCAGATGTACAAGGATTTCCAAGATTATGGTTGGGAAGTTGATTCATATTGTCACCGTATCTATTCTGGTAGAGAAAAAACAAACGAACATTCAGTAACAATTACCACTTGGCAATCAGTCTATAAGTTGGAACGATCATTTTTTGAAGATTATGGCGTAATTATAGGTGATGAGGCTCATCTTTTCAAGAGCAAATCACTAATTGAAATTATGACAAAACTTCATCATGCAAAATTTCGTTTTGGATTTACTGGAACTCTTGATGGAACCCAAACTCATAAATGGGTTCTTGAGGGACTTTTTGGACCATCATATAAAGTAACAAGAACTTACGAGTTAATGCAACAGGGGCATATTTCTCAACTGGACATTCGTTGTCTTGTTCTTAAGCATTCTCCACAAAAATTTGAAACTTATGAAGATGAGATACAATATTTAATTGCACATGATCAAAGAAATAAATTTATAACAAATCTTGCCTTAGACTTGAAAGGAAACACTCTTGTTTTGTTTTCAAGAGTAGAAGCACACGGAGCAATTTTATTTGAAAAGATAAATAGTACTAAGCGAGATGATCGTAAAGTATTTTTTATTCATGGTGGAGTGGACACTGAAGAAAGAGAATTAGTTAGAGAAATAACTGAAAGGGAAAACAATGCAATCATCGTGGCATCCTACGGAACTTTCAGTACGGGAATTAACATTAAAAATTTACACAATGTAATTTTTGCTTCTCCAAGTAAATCAAGAATTAGAAATCTTCAATCAATTGGAAGAGTTTTGAGAAAGGGAAAAAATAAAACAAAAGCAGTTCTCTATGATATTTCTGATGATTGTACTTATAATTCAAGAAAAAATTATACTTTAAATCATCTTATAGAAAGAATAAAAATTTATAACGAAGAAAACTTTAACTATGAAATAATCACTATTCAACTTAAGAAAAAATGATAGAAGATGATTTTTATTGTACTCTTAAATTAAAAACTGGCGAAGAAATTTTTGCTAAAGTAGCAGCTTCTGAAGAAGAGGATAGAACAATATTAATTGTTTCTAATCCAATTATTGTTGCAGAAATAAAAGGTAGAATGGGAGTGGTTGGATATAAACTAGAACCTTGGTTAAAAACAACCACAGAAGATATGTTTATTATTAATCTTGAAGATGTATTAACTCTTTCCGAATCTTCTGATATTGAAATGATAATGATGTATCAATCGTACATTAGACATTCAAATAAAGAAAAAAATAATCAACCAAAATTAAATCGTAGAATGGGATATATTGCTAACGTCAATGATGCTAAAGAGATCTTAGAGAAGCTTTATAAAAATAGCTAAACTAATCTTTTCAACCCCGACAAAGGTTATTGTACATGGTTTCGAATACCTTGTCAAGCATTTATATAAGTGGTATAATCTATACATAATAATGATAAAAACTTATGATAACCACGGCAGTTATGACCAAAAGAAAAAGGTCGGAGCATTATGTAAATAATAAAGATTTTCTTGCCGCTATTATTAAATATCGTGAAGATGTGGAAATAACTTTTATTAAGAAGTTTGGTAGAGAAATAACGAAAGAAGAAAGAGGAAAAACTTGGGATACAAAACCTCCCATTCCTCGCTACATTGGAGAGTGTTTCCTGAAGATTGCAAATCACCTTTCATTCAAACCAAACTTCGTGAACTACATGTTCAAGGAAGATATGATTTCTGATGGTATTGAAAACTGTGTTCAGTACATTCACAACTTCAATCCAGAGAAGTCTCAAAATCCTTTTGCTTATTTCACTCAAATCATTCACTACGCATTTCTCCGTCGCATCCAAAGAGAAAAGCGTCAACTAGAAATCAAGAACAAAATCCTTGAACGCTCTGGATTTTCTGAAGTATTTGCAGACGACAACACTATTGACGGCGGGAACTATTCCGACTATAATTCTATCAAGGACGGAGTTCACAGCAAACTGCGGTATTGAATGAAAGTAGCAATTATTACTGACCAACACTTTGGCGCACGAAAGAATTCTAAACTCTTTCATGATTATTTTCTAAACTTCTATAATAATGTATTTTTCCCAACGCTCGAAGAGTATGGGATTACTACCGTCGTAGATATGGGAGATACTTTTGATAGTCGTAAAGGAATTGATTTCTCTGCTTTATCTTGGGCTAAAAATAATTATTATGACCGTCTTCAAGAAATGGGAGTAAAAGTCCATACGATTGTAGGAAATCATACTGCTTATTATAAGAATACTAATAACGTAAACGCAGTTGATTTACTTCTACGAGAGTATGATAATGTTACGGTATACTCAGAACCAACCGAAGTGATGTTGGATAAACTTCGAACACTTTTTATACCCTGGATTAATCAAGAAAATGAGGAAAGCACTCTCAAACTTATTCAAAAGACAACTTGCCCATGTGCGATGGGGCACCTTGAACTCCAAGGATTTAGAGTTAATAAACAAATCGTCATGGAGCATGGTCTGGAGAGCAAGTTATTTGAGAAGTTCGAACGTGTCTTCTCGGGACACTATCACACTCGATCGACTAATGGAACAGTCTTCTATCTAGGAAATCCATATGAGATTTACTGGACAGATGTAAATGATACTCGCGGATTCACTATTTTTGATACCGAAACATTAGAACATACTCCAGTTGATAATCCTTATAAGATGTTTCATAACATTTATTATGAGGATACAAACTATCAAACATTCGATACTCGTGAGTATGAAAACAAGATTGTTAAGGTAGTTGTTCGTAAAAAGTCAGATACTAAAAAGTTTGAAAAGTTCATCGACAAACTTTATTCTTCCAACATTGCAGAACTCAAAATTATTGAGAACTTTGATATTCAGGAACCTCAGGAGTTTGAAGCATTTGAAAGTGAAGATACCATTTCTATCCTGAATAGATATATTGAGGAGGCAGAAATTAGTCTTGATAAATCAGTTATTCAAAAGATGATGCAAGAAATTTATCAAGAGGCATGTGAATTAGTTTAAATGTTTATTCTAACAATTAATGGTAGGGAAACCGAAGGAGCATATTCTGTAGTTGATGACGAAGGAGAGCACATTCTTTATCTCTTTGAGGAAGAGGATGATGCTGTTCGATATGCTATGATGTTAGAAGAAGACGGATATCCTGAAATGCATGTAATTGAAATTGAAGATGAAGTGATGGTAAAAACTTGCGAAATGCATGGATACCAGTATACAATAATTACACCTGACGATATCGTAATTCCTCCAAACACTGATCATGATTTTATTTAAAACTATTAGGTGGAAAAACTTCTTAAGTACTGGAAATCAATACACAGAAGTTGACTTTACAACAAATAAAACCAATCTGATTATTGGTACAAATGGTGCGGGTAAGAGCACAGTTCTTGATGCTCTGACTTTTTCTTTGTTTGGAAAACCATTTCGTAAAATTAACAAACCACAACTCATCAATTCTGTAAATGAAAAAGATTGTAGAGTTGAAGTTGAGTTTAGTATTGGAAATATTGAATGGAAAGTTATAAGAGGAATTAAACCAGCACTGTTTGAAATTTGGAGAAATGATACTGCTCTAGATCAATCTTCAGCGGCTCTGGATCAGCAAAAGTGGTTGGAACAAAATGTTCTTAAAATGAACTACAAATCTTTTACTCAAATCGTTATTTTGGGTTCAAGTACATTCGTTCCTTTTATGCAACTTTCTGCTGCTCATCGTCGAGAAGTGATTGAAGATTTGCTTGATATTAAGATTTTTTCTTCTATGAATGTTGTTATAAAAGAGAAAATTCGTCAAGCAAAAGAAGAAATTAAAGTTCTTGAATTAAAGAAAGAATCTCTTCTCGATAAAGTCAAAATGCAACAAGAGTTTATTGAGGAACTTGAAAATCGTGGAAAGAAAGATATTGACGATAAAAATGTTTCTATCGTGTCTTTGACCGAGGAAATCGATCATTTGGTTGAAGATAATACTTCTTTAGAAGAACCTCTTTATGAGTATATTAGAGAGCAAGATAAGTTGGTTGGATATGCGGAGAAACTTCGCAAACTTGGAAACTTGAAGGGTAAGATTTCTCAAAAAGTATCTACTATTACAAAAGAACATAAGTTCTTTACAGAGAATACGGTATGCCCTACATGTACTCAGTCAATTGAAGAGACCTTCAGAATAAATAGAATTAACGACGCTCAATCTAAAGCAAAGGAGTTGCAATCTGGTTATAAAGAACTAGAGGAGGCAATTAAAGAGGAAGAGGAGCGAGAGCGTCAATTCACCGCTCTATCGAAGGAGATCACAAAACTAACGAATGGCATTTCTCAAAACAATATTAAGATTAACGGATTACGGAGACAAATCCGAAATGTTGAAAAGGAAATTCAAGTTCTTACCGAGAACCTTGCAAACCGAAATACTGAACATGAGAAGTTAGAATCCTTCAAAGACAATCTAAAAACTACATACGACGAACTCGCTTCTAAAAAGGACACAATAAACTACTACGATTTTTCGTATAGTTTACTTAAAGACGGTGGAGTAAAATCCAAAATCATTAAGAAGTATTTGCCACTTATCAATCAGCAAGTTAATCGTTACTTGCAAATGATGGATTTTTATATTAATTTTACTCTTGATGAGGAGTTTAACGAAACCGTCCAGTCACCAATTCATGAAGATTTTTCTTATGCTTCTTTTAGTGAAGGAGAAAAACAAAGAATTGATCTGGCTCTTCTTTTCACTTGGAGAGAAGTTGCAAGGATGAAAAATTCTGTAAATACTAACTTGATGATCCTTGATGAAATTTTTGATAGTTCTTTAGATTCTACTGGAACAGAAGAGTTTCTTAAGATTATTCGTTATGTCGTTAAAGATGCAAATATTTTTGTTATATCTCACAAAACAGGTCTTGAAGATAAATTTGAGAGTGTTATTAAATTTGAAAAAGTAAAAGGATTTAGTAGGATGGTTTTATGATTGGAATTGTTGGAAATGGTTTTGTTGGTAATGCAGTCTATCAAAATCTGAGAGATAAAGTATCTTGTAAAGTTTTTGATGTAGATAAAAATAAATCTTTCAATACCTTAGAAGAAGTTCTTCAACAAAAGTTTATTTTTGTCTGTTTACCAACTCCAATGAGAACGAGTGGTGAATGTGACCTCTCTATCTTAGAAAAGTTTTTTTCAAATCTTCCCTCCTTTGTTGATGCAATATTTGTTATAAAATCAACAGTGCCAATTGGGACAACAAAAAAGTTTGCACAAAAATATAAAGTAATTCACAATCCAGAATTTTTGACTGCAAGAAATGCTGTAGAAGACTTTAGAAATTCTGAAAGAAACGTTGTTGGTGGTGACCGAAGTTTGTGTAATCAATTTGTCGAATTCTTTAGTGAAATTTTTCCAACCATCCCAAGTGTAATCACCACATCTGATGAGAGTGAGGCAATTAAATACTTTGCAAACAGTTTTCTTGCATGTAAAGTTGCATACTTCAACAAGATGTATGATCTTTGCCAGGTAGTTGGAATGGATTATGAAATTGTTTGTTCTGGTGTAACCTCAGATAGTAGAATAGGAACATCGCATACTCAAGTTCCTGGTATTGATAATGATCGTGGTTTTGGTGGCACATGTTTCCCCAAAGATTTGAATTCGCTCATAAATCAGATGGAAGCGCACGGTATCGACGCTGGTATGCTAAAATCTGTATGGTCCTACAATCAGCAAATTCGCACAGTCATCGACTGGTCCGTAACCTAAAATGAACACCCCAAACTGGAAACACAATTCTGGGAAACCTCAGAAACGAAAACTTAAACCGCAAGCACTGAGGCAAGCAAAAGCAAGACTAGCCCAGTTCAAAAAGCGTCACATGGGTCGCCCAAAAGGCGACCTTTCGCTTTATGATGGTCTCATACGAAACAAATCCGATGGCAGTCTCTCACGAAATCAAATCTCAACTTGCCAAACTCCTTGCCACTGAAGATCTTGTGGTGGAGCACAAGAAAGTTCAAACTGCCTGTTTCAATGTTCATACTCGCGTTCTCACTTTGCCTCTATGGGAAAAGGCGAGCGGACTTGTGTATGACCTTCTAGTGGGTCATGAAGTGGGTCATGCTCTCTTTACGCCAGATGAAGATTGGTCTGAGACTGCAAAGGTTCCTCAACAGTTTGTGAATGTGGTTGAGGATGCTCGCATTGAGAAACTGATGAAGCGCAAGTATGCTGGACTTGCTAAGACTTTCTTCAATGGATATAAGGAGTTGAATGATGAAGATTTCTTTCAACTTGAAGATGAAAATATTTCTACTTTCAATCTTGCTGACCGTGCCAATCTTTACTTCAAGATTGGTAACTTTCTGACTCTTGATTTTAACTCAGAAGAACGAGAAATCCTTAACCTGATTGATGCTTGCGAAAGTTTTGCTGACGCCTTGATTGCTGCTGAAGAACTTTACAAGTATTGTAAGAAAGAGAAGGAGCAACAACAGAAAGTTACTGACTTTGATTCGCACGAAACTCAGGGAAATTCCCAGTCTCCTGCAAGCGATTTTGTGGAGACTAATAACTCCTCTTCTGAGCAAGAAAGCGAGAGTAATAACTCCTCTGAAAAAGAGTCTTCGGAATCCTATGGTGGCACTGCTCAGGGTGATGAAACTCCAGTAAAATCATCTGGCGTTGATGATGAACCTGAAGTTCGTACTGCAGAATCTCTTGAAGATAAGATTCGTGACCTTGTTGGGAACGATGGATATGAGAACGTCTATATTGAGGTCCCTCAAGTAAATCTTGAAACCATTATTGGTAAGAACTCTGAAGTTCATAAAGATATTGATGATTCTTTCGCTCATCAGCAAAAAATTCATAACGAACATGCTGAGAGGCAAAATTATACTCCAGTAAATCTTTATAAAGAATCTGATATTGATTTTAAAAAGTTTAAGTCCTCTGCTCAAAAAGAAGTTAATTATCTGGTAAAAGAGTTTGAATGTCGCAAAGCAGCAGATCAATATGCTCGCGCATCAACTGCTCGCACAGGTGTTCTTGACACTACTCGGCTTCATACTTACAAATATAACGAAGATCTCTTTAAGAAAGTATCTGTAATTCCTGATGGTAAGAATCATGGTCTAGTGTTTGTACTGGACTGGAGTGGCTCTATGGCAGATGTAATGCTTGATACTTGCAAACAACTTTTCAATCTTGTTTGGTTCTGTAAGAAAGTCTCCATTCCCTTTGAGGTATATGCTTTCACTAATGAATGGCGTCGGGGTGAGTATGATTATGAAAATGATCGTTATCTTGCCGCTGATCGTACTCCACATTATCAAAAGAAAGATGGTCTTCTGGTTGTAGATGAAACTTTTGCAATGATGAATATCCTTAGCAGTAAAGTTTCTGGTAATGTTCTTGAGCACCAAATGCTTAATGTCTGGCGTCTTGCCTATTGTTTTGGTAGAACCTATAGTTCTCCTTACACTTATTCTAGTCGTCTTTCTCTTTCAGGAACTCCTTTGAATGAAGCACTGATTACTCTTCATCAAATTCTTCCTAAGTTCCAAAAGGAAAACAAACTGCAAAAAGTTCAATGTATTGTCTTGACTGACGGTGAAGCAAATCAACTTGTTCACCACAAAGAAGTCAAACGTCAGTGGGAAAAGAAACCACTTCTTGGAACTGGATATGTTAATCCTATGAGCACATTTCTCCGTGATCGTAAACTTGGAACTACTTATAAATTTGGGTATGGATATCATGAGTTTACAGATACTCTTCTCAGAAACTTGAAAGAAAAGTTTTCTTCTATGAACTTTATTGGTATTCGTGTCCTTGAAAGTCGTAACTTTAGTCGGTTTGTTCAAATGTATCATTCTCAACTTGAGAAAGATTATGAGAAAATCCAAAACGATTGGAAAAAGGTGAAGAGTTTTACTATCACCAAGTCTGGATATGATGCCTACTTTGGAATGTCTGCAACTGCACTTTCTCAGGATACTGAGTTTGAAGTTGCTGAAGATGCAACCAAGTCTCAAATCAAATCTGCTTTTGTGAAATCTTTGAAGACTAAAAAACTAAATAAAAAAGTTCTTGGTGAGTTCATTTCTTTGGTCGCATGAAAACTAAATTTCCATTTGACCACGTAGTAAAATACGATACTAAAGAAGTGTGGATTAAATGCAATAGCAGCACAACTGCTATGGGCATTCCCGCTTTGGTCAATAAATTTTATCCAGGATATACTGGACACATTGCTAGCGAAGAGTACCTAGAGGAACTCAGGAACCAGTTGGCGAACTGACCACGGGGGTCCCAAGAGGACCCTTTTTTCGCTTATAATGACTAGGTTGAAACAAAGAAAACGAATGGCACTTTCCTCCGACTACATCCGCACTTCTCTTCAGAACCTGTATGGAAACACCATCACGGGTGCTGATATTCGTGCCTGGTGTAATCTGAACGATGCTAACTATCAAACTGTTACTAAAAAACTTGAACCTTTTAAAGTTGGTCGTGGTAAGTGGAATCTTGAAGTAACTCAACAAAAGGTTGAAGAAATCGAACGTACTTTCCAAGCACCCTCTGTGGTTCCTCCTATCGAACAAAATCTCATTCCTGATAAAGATGATACCTTCGTCAAGTTTGGTAACTTTGGTGATATTAAAAAAATTATTCAGTCCCGTATCTTTTACCCTGCGTTCATTACGGGTCTTTCGGGTAATGGTAAAACGTTTAGTGTGGAGCAAGCGTGTGCTCAACTTAAGCGTGAACTTATTCGCGTAAACATTACGATTGAGACTGATGAAGATGATCTGATCGGTGGTTTCCGTTTGGTGAATGGCGAAACCGTGTGGCATAATGGTCCTGTGGTAGAAGCACTTGAGCGTGGTTCTGTTCTGCTGCTGGATGAGATCGACCTTGCATCTAACAAGATCTTGTGCCTTCAATCCATTCTGGAAGGTAAAGGTGTGTTTCTCAAAAAAATTGGACAATATGTGAAACCTGCTGCTGGTTTTAACGTCATTGCCACCGCTAACACTAAGGGTAAGGGTTCTGATGATGGTCGTTTTATCGGCACCAATGTGCTTAACGAAGCATTCCTGGAACGCTTCCCCGTGACCTTTGAGCAGTCCTATCCCGCCCCTGCTACTGAGCAGAAGATCCTGGAAGGCATCGCTCTGGATCTTGGCGTGGAAGACCGTGACTTCTGCAAGCGCCTGGTGGACTGGGCAGACATCATCCGCAAAACCTTCTACGATGGTGGTATTGAGGAAATCATCAGCACCCGCCGCCTGGTTCATATCATCCGTGCTTACAGTATCTTCCAAGATAAGGCAAAGGCAATTCAAGTGTGCGTGAACCGCTTTGATGATGAAACCAAGCAAGCATTCCTTGAACTTTATGACAAGGTTGATGTAGATTTCCAAATGCCCGTTGACCAGGAAGCACAATCCTGATATAATTGGGGAAGGTAAAAAGTGCCTTCCCCTTTATGATTGAACAAACTTTTACTATTACTATGCCTGAAACAAAAAATCATCTCTGGAAATACAACGAAGATAAAATTCTCAAAGATGTTGAAGATTATGTGACTAGCACTTATGGAAGTCACTATTGTGGTCACGAACAAGACTATAAAGATGTTCAAACAATTGACCTAATGGCAGCGAAAGAACTTGCTGCTGGATTTTGTCAAGCAAATATTATCAAGTATGGCAGTCGCTATGGCGATAAGGATGGTCGCAATAAGCGTGACCTTCTAAAAGTCATTCACTATGCTATGCTTTTACTACACTTTGACGGACACTATTCCCGCAAAGATAACGGTCTCTCTGAATTTCGCTGATTATTATGAAACTCTCTGACAAAACTCTTACGCTTCTTAAAAACTTCTCCTCCATTAACCAGTCTATTCTGTTTAAAGAAGGTAGTTCTCTACGAACAATTAGCGTCATGAAAAATATTCTTGCAGAAGCAACAATTGAGGAAGAACTACCCAAGGACTTTGGTATCTATGATCTAAATCAATTTTTGAATGGTCTTAATCTTCATCAGAATGCTGAACTTGATTTTCAGAATGACAATTATGTTGTAATTAAAGAAGGTAAATCTCGCTCAAAATATTTCTTTGCCGATCCTAATGTAATTGTTACTCCTCCTGATAAGGAAATCTCTCTTCCTTCTGAAGATGTTTGTTTCATCCTTGACACCAAAGAACTTGATAAACTACTCAAAGCTGCTGCTGTGTATCAACTCCCTGACCTTTCTGTGGTTGGTGAGGCAGGTGTGGTGAAATTGGTAGTTCGTGATAAAAAGAACGATACTTCTAATGATTTTTCTGTAGTTGTTGGTGAAACTGATGAAGTCTTTACTTTCAACTTTAAAGTAGAAAACATTAAGATCATCCCTGGTTCTTATGAAGTTGTAATTTCTTCTAAACTTTTGTCACGATTCAAGAATACTGGGTTTGATGTGACTTATTATATTGCTATGGAGCCTGATTCTACTTTTGGTTGATGAACATCTTTGTTACTTCTCCTTGGCCTGCTGAGAGTGCCATTTGCCTTCCCGACAAACATATTGTCAAGATGCCTCTAGAGTGCTGTCAGATGCTCTCTATCGTTGCTTCCAACAAATGGGGATATGGGTACGGCACTCTCCCTAAGGCAGATGGAACCCCCTACAAGACTGAGAAAGGAGCATTCCGCAATCATCCCTGCACCAAGTGGGCAATGGAGAGTATCCATAATGCTTACTGGTTGATCAAGTGGGGATTGAACTTGTCTGATGAATACTGCCTGCGGTATAATAAAACTCACTCCTGTTATAAAACCCTTGTGGATGCATACTATTTGTTTCCTAAGGGTAAGGTCACAGAGGTGACTCCATTTGCTCGTGCTATGCCTGAGGAATGGAAGTTTGACGACACTATTGATACATTTGAAGCATACAAAAGATATATCGCATCCAAACCTTGGGTTGCTGATAATTATCTCCGTATGCCAGAACGAAAACCTGAATGGATTTGATTATGACAAGTGAATTCCTATTCTGCGAAAAGTACCGTCCTCAAGTAATTGATGACTGTATTCTTCCTGATGAAACTAAAAAAACATTTAAGGAGTTTGTAGCGAAAGGTGAGATTCCAAATCTCCTTCTTGCAGGACCTCCTGGTATTGGTAAAACCACTATCGCAAAAGCATTGTGTAATGAATTGGGGGCAGATTATTATGTCATCAACGGATCCGACGAAGGGCGTTTCCTGGATACTGTACGGAACCAAGCAAAGAACTTCGCTTCGACCGTCTCACTTACGGGATCTTCTAAACACAAAGTCATCATCATCGATGAGGCGGATAACACAGGCAACGACGTACAACTCCTACTACG